GCTCGGAGATGTGTATAAGAGACAGGATAACGCACCATCTGTCGCTTTTCGCACAAATTAAAAAAACTTTTCGCACTAAATGGAAAAATTTAAAAATCAGATTTTTGCATATTGTTGCAGAAATGTTTCCGTAAAAAGAAAAACACCTTGCAGAAATTTTGCTTTCTGCAAGGTGTTTTTTGTGTTAATTATTCTTTTTTTCGGTTGCCGTTTTGCTCTAAAATGAGATTTGTGCCGGTCTTTTTAATCTTATTTGGCTGATATTCAAGGATGTCAGCAACATCACAACCAAGGACTTCGCATATCCTGTCCAAATGTTCAAGGTTAATACGGTCACACATCTCATTATATATATCGCATATTGTCGCAGGTCTTATGCCGGTTTTACGGGCAAGTTCAGCCTGCGTTATGCGGTATTTGCCAAGCAAATCGGACAAATGAATTTTAATCATAATAACGCCCCGAGTAATATAATATACTACTGCGTTATTATTTTGCTTAATTGGTAATATTATTACCAAATCAGTAATTGGTTATGATAACTTCTTTGAACTCCACACAATTATCGGGGGTTGCAGGGAGTAGATTTTTCCTGCTTACGCACTTAATATTGTAACCTTTATACAAGTCACGAATGAAATCGCAATCGTTATAGGATAGGATAAAATGCCCTTTAATCCCCTTTAAAACGGCATTTAAACGGATATGGTCATCTTTATTGAACTTAGTATAGTTGCGGTTATAGTAGCGTTCTGATGCCACATATGGCGGATCTACATAAAACAGAGCCGAATCACGGTCATATGTTTTAATAAGGTCTTCAAAATCCCTGTTTTCAATGATTACACTTTTTAATCGCTCCTTGTATTTTGGAAGTTCAGAAACAATGTTATCAATCGTTTTAGGAGCAGTTGCAAACGAATAGCGATTACTGCCGAAACTGCATTTGATTAAATAAAGATACCTTGCCGCTCTTTGCAGGTCAGTAAGCTCAACCTGATTCTCAATCTCATAGCGATACTGAGAAAACAGCTCTCGAGATTGTAACCAATCAATCTCCTTTTGTAGAGCAGAACAATTGTATTTTATCTGCTTATAAAGGTTAATCAGGTCGCCGTCAATATCATTAAATATCTCCATTTGACCTTTGATTTTATCCTTACCGAATAAGACCCAGCCTGCACCGCCACACACCTCTATGTAGCGGTTACAGTCACTGGGAATAAGTGAAATAATCTGATTTTTAAGGTGACTTTTGCCACCAATCCAGCCGATAAAGCTACGCATTTTTTTACCTTCATAATAACTTTTAGGGGCGTTATTATGGATATGTAATATTAACCTAACGCTTTTTTTGCATTTGCAATCTTCTTATCTTTAGCCCAATTGCAATCATTTATGAGATGATAAACCGCATTGATGGTCTTCTCGCCGACAATGCCGTCAACTGTGACCTTACCTGCTCTCTGCGCCTCTTTGACCGCCTTTAATGTGGCATTGCCGAAACCGTTCGAGTTATCGACCTTAGTCTTGATGATTTTCATATTATAAAGTGTGATTAACTGTTTCTTAAATGCGAGTGTAGCCGTGTTATGTGAGCCGTATTTAATCATTTCTTCTTCCTCCGTATCTGTTGTTTTACCGCCAAGCTGTGCGGTTACTTCGTCTGCAAGATTGCCGAGCCTGTTATAGAGCCAGTCACCTGGGCAGGATTTATTTGCAAACCACCTATGTACAGTCAAGACCATTTCGCCTGATCTTGGCGAATAGTTTAAAGTCTTGTCCTCGTTACCAAACCAAAGCAGTTTAGTCTTGCCGTTACGCTTGCAAATATCCACACACAAGTCAACAAGTTTGTTGTATACCTTACTGTTCATCGTGTACGGTGCGGTTGTATCGCTTGCACATTCAATTGTTACCGCCCTCTGGTCATTTGCGTTTGATGAACTACACCAAGAACGATTGCCCTCATCAACACAAAGCAACACTCTGCCGTCATAGCCGATTCCGTAGTTACAGCTTGCCTCACAGGCCGTATTCATAAAGATGTTGCCGAGAGTTTCAACACTGCACTGACCTACAACACAGTGCGGAGTAATGCGGTCAATATTGTGTGTGCGTTTACCACTGTGGTTTGGGCTTAATTTTGTGTAATTAACAAGTTTTGAATTACTCATAATTATTCCTCACTTTCGCAAATAATTTTTTTGTTTTCAAACTTTTTGTATGCGTCAAGATACATTTCGTTTTTATCGCCGTTGTATGTACATTCGTAGTACATACCGTCGTGTAATGTTGTGCTGATAAGGCATTTGTGGTTTTGCAAAGTCTTACACGACCACACTACAAAAGTGTCAAAATCAGGTGTATCATCTGACTTATCTATGTGATTTAACACATACTTGTTTACCTCAGATGTTGCAAACTTAATAAAATTTGCATTTGTCATAACTATTCCTCGCTTTCATCTGTTTTTACTTCGACTGTTGTCTTTAGCCTTTTAACGATTGATACCAAAAATTTTGGCAATGGAATACCGATTTCCGAGAGGTTTTCTAAAATTGAAATCAACTCGTTGATGATAAACCAAATCGTAACAATCATGCCGATGCAGTAGTTAATCCGCAGGTCGATTCCGCAGTTGACAAGTGCCGAACTGATGAGATAGTCGGCAACAATACCGACCGCTACAGCTACGATATAGCCTACCTTTTTGATGATACCAGTTACCCCGACACGGCTGTTAAGCGTGTGACTGATGTATGCCTGTGCCATTCCTGTGATATAGTCGATAATCATTACCGCAATCATCACCGCAAACGGCACAAGTAAGATGTTAAGATATGCGACAATAGCACCGCATACCGTGGCAAATAACGCCTGTAAAATATTTTCTTTCATTGCTTTACACCTCGCTTTCTATCGGCTCGTCAACGGTTGGATTATCGCCCCAAACTGCCATAACGGCATTGTAATATTCATCAGACAGCACCGTTTTGAGCTGTTCTCTGCCCGATTTGCTGTTCATGTAGGCATTGCGGATGTTACCGCCTACCTGCATTTCTTCACCGTTAAAGGTCAAAAACTGCTGTCTGAGTACCGAAACGCTGTCCTTTGTGAGCATATCAAGTGTGATTTTTTCTTTAAGTTCCATTTTTTTCATACCTCCGTTATTCTTATATTTTGTAAATCAAAGAAAAGTTTACCTGCTCATCAGCAACGAAATTATAAGCCTTTTTATTGAGCGGAGTAAACTGCAACCAAGCCGATTTGGTTACACTTCCTCTGAACATTCCGCCGTTTTTGCTTATGCCGATATCGTGAACAATCACATCCGATTTGTTTGAAAACGGCATATTGAGCAAAGATATTGCAGATGTTCCGCCTAAAGATGTTGCGTTCATAATGACGGTGACATTGACAATAACGATATCGCCAATTTTTTCATAAAGGCAAGTTGCAGATTTTATTTTATCAATCTGAGTAGAGTACGGAGTAAGAGTAGCTGTACCAAGTTCGATATTTGACGAATCATATTTAGTCGCCAAGGCGGTTTTATCTGCTTTCACAAGCAGAGCGTTGTAAACTGCTCCGCTTGTGAGGTAACACGGGCTGTTATTTTTGGGTTCGCTGTCGAACGGCATTGAATTGAGCTTTCGGGCAAGTTTTTTATCTGTTTCTTCTCGTGTATATGCGTCCGTAATTCCGTACCCTGCGAGTGTTGTCGATTTATTGGCTTTACTTGCAAGATTTGCGTCGGTCGTATCAAACCTTGCTCCAAGCGAATTTTGACCGCCTCTTGCTGTGGTTATTTCGGTTTCAAGTGCAATTGCTCCGTCTGTTGCCCGTTCAATCCCCTCGTCCATATGGTTGAGGTTGTCGGCATTGAGGGGCGGAGCAGAGCCGTTCACAAAGACAATTTTATTGTATTTGTTCATTTTCTTTTACTTCCTTTCCTAATCTTTTTTCGCCCTTTGATGTGAGGGCAGTTATAAATCCGTCCATTTTCTTATTGAACACAAATGTTTCGATTGTCGGCAAATCTTCAAACGGAGTTTTAATTGTGTACTTATCGCCTGCCTCAAGCCACCAATACGAAAACAGCTTAATTTTTGTCGGGCGGTATTTATATACATCACCAAAAAAATTAACAGAATTATATTTTGTGCCGATATCACTTGCTGTTGTTCTGCACCTCATCAAAATGTTATCGGAAACATACCAAGAAAAATCATTACTGTTGCCATACAAAAACGCTTTTTTATCAGCAAACTTAGCACTGTACATACGGATAGGCTCAAGTTCGTAATCTTCAAAGGATAAATCTTTGTACGAATCGATTGTTTCAACGGAAGATTGAGAATACAGCCTTTTAAAACGCATTTTTCCGTCGGCATCTATAACGGCAAAGCTCAAAGTTAATTCTGCATAAGCTTGGATTAAATCTGACAAGGTAATGTCCTTTATAACCTTTTCCACGCAGGTATCATCAAATTTCAGCGGTACACTAAAGATAGATAAGCTCGGCGGTGAAACCCCTGTAATTGCATAATCTTTGGCAAATTCTGCGATTATTGAATAAAAGCTCTTAAAATTATCGTCTTTTTGATAGTGCGCATAACCATAAGCAAAACTGCCGTCCTCGTTCTCTTTGCCTGCAAACCACAAAGACATATCCACCTTTGACATATCATAAAAAGCGTCATAGGCTGTGATTTTGACGATGTTACGCTGTTTTTTATCTCTTTGAGCCGACTGAATTTTGCCGTAGAAAACAGGACATTCAACCGTTCCTGTTTCGGCAGGACAAATAAGAGTATTTGACGGGTACAAATCATCTGACGGATACAGCTCCGATTCAAGATATGTTGCCGTTATGATGACCTGTACCGCCTTTCCTATCAAAGCCGAGCAATCATAATCAATGAGTTTCACGCTCATTTCAGAGGCTATGCAACCGCCGAATTTCAATTCTTTTTCAACGATTTCATTTTCAAGCGAAAAGCTGTCAAGCACGATACTTTCACCTGTTATATCCTCAAAACTGCCGTCGGGGGAATGCAGGGCAACGGTGTTGTAAAGTGTGTTTGTTTTCAACTTATCAGCAATTTCTTTAGATACAAGCATTTTTAAAAATCACCCCTTAATACTCAATCAGCTCAACAGTAATCGGCTGATAGGTTATATCACTTTTTTCGGCATTCATTACGGTATATTCAATATCAGGAATATAAAAATAAGAGGTGTAATAGCTGTTCGTTTCATCGTTCCAATAAGTTACCCTGCACTTTCTCTGTAACTTATTCGCCATTGAGAGGTTGATAATCGACTGAAAATCAATCTTTTCGTCAAGATGAAGAATGTGAGTTGAAAACGAAATTTTTGTTTTGTAATTTGGCAGCGTTGCCCTTTGAAGCGTACCGTTCTGATCTCGTTCCGCAGAAGTTTCAAGTCGCTGATTCGGAGTTGACGAAAATGCGGTAATGTACTTATTCGGCATTATGTTGTTGCCGAATTTAAGCAAATAGCCGTTATAATTTGACATATCATTTCCCCCTTTATGCGAATGCGGATTTACCGTTGTGTCTGCGTCTGTAAAGCTCATCCTGTCTTATCATTTCTTCAAAAAGCGTTGAACCCTCAAGCTCGGCAGTAAACGAATAAGTGTTGCCGCCGTTATTGCGAAAGATAATGAACATTTCATAAATGCGTTTAAGCAGGTCAAGAATTTGTGTGAGAATCACTGTATCCTGACCGCCCGAATTGTCGAGCATACCCTGTAACTTGTTAAGAGGAGAAATAACCTCAGGGTTACCGCTGTTAGCACCTGCGTTATCGCCGACAACCGCAAGTGTCGGAGCTTTAACAATACCGCCTTTTGCAAATTTTCGTGCCGGTGATTCCGTGGGTTCTTCAAATCTCGGAATGAGAGGCGGATTTTCAGGCATTGAAAAACTCCAATCCTGTCCAAAAGCCGCTCCGATAATACCGGCTATTCCGCCGATTGAATTAACAACGCCAGAAACAAAGTTATAAATACCTGTCCACAACGCATTTATGCCGTCAATGATAGCGTTTATAATAAACTTAAACACGGCACAAATGCCGTCCCAAATACCTTTGAAGAAGTCGTAGATACCCTGCCATGCTTTTTTCCAATCGCCTGAGAAAACACCTGTAATGAAGTCAATTAGACCGCCGAATGTTTTCTGTATAGAGGTAATCAACCCACCGATAAATGTAAACACATTATCAAACACCCTTTTTACGGCATTGAAAACATTCTGAAATATAGGTCCCCAAAAACTGACAAGCCAGTTTACAAACGGTGACAGGAAGTTATTCCACACGGTTGAAACACAGTCTGCAACCTTGCCGAAGAAGTTTATTGCACCCTCAAAAACAGGCTTCAGCCAGTTTTCCCAAGCTGACTTTACTATTGCTACGATAAAATCCCACGCAGGCTTAATCCATTGATTGTAAACATTCATCAGGGTTGTGCCGATGTTGGTAAACATATTGCAGATATTCTGAAAAATCTGCTGTCCGTTGCCGTTCCACCAATTACTGATAATTGTTCCGATATCTCCGAAAATCTGACCGATAAAGTCAAACACATCTGCAAACTGCAATTGTAAATTTTCAAGAAATTCTGTGATTGTTGCACCGTCATTTTCAGTCCATTCAACAAGGCTTTCGGTTGCGATTGAAAACGCACCCGAAACAACTTCGCCGACTGAACCCGCAAAGGTTGTAAGACCGCTTAAAAGATTGGAAATTGATTCTTCCATTTGAGGGCGAACATTGTCAATTGCATTGCCTGCAAGTGTACCGAAATTATCAAAAAAGATTGAAAGATTGTTATAGCCGTTTGTAAGATTGTTGCCTATGGTGTCTATAAAGCCGATAATCTTTTCCCTGTCTTTTGAAATCCACTTAGCAACACCGCCTGAAATGCTCTGAAATGACTTTCCGCCGATTGTCGCAACCGCTCCGAATGCAGAACCGATTGCCCCGAGTTTTGCAGAACCGACCTTTTGCATTGTGCCGAATGCCTTTTGAACTATGGGAACAGCATTATCAAAAACGGTCTTGCAGTTCTTGCCTATAGCTGACCAATCAACCTTGTTAATACCTTTCTGTACATTCTCGACAAAACCTTTAAATCCGCTTTTTTCGTATAGATTTTTGAATGCTCCCGAAAGGTTTTTGCTTGTGTCCTTGACAACATTCTTTGCAACAGCTCCGCCCGATGAACCGCCTGAAGAGCTTTTTGATGAGGAGGTGTCTGACTTTGAAGATGAGCTGTCAGAGCTTGAAAGCACATTCAGCTTATCAAAGCCCGCAACACTTCTCTTTGCTTTTTCGGAACTTTTTTGAACATTATCAAGTGACTTTGAACTGTCATCTGCCGTATCTGTAAGGCTTTTGGCAGAATCGGACGCAGATTTGATATTGCTTGCGGTGTTATTGCCTGTATCCCAGCCGAATACCTTTGAAAGCGATTCAACCGCACCTTTGGCATATTCCGTTAAAGTCGCAAGTGCGGAACTCAACCGCTTTACAACCTGAGTTGCCACCTGAAGAATAGGCTGACCGACTACGGCAAGGAGCTGTTTCCAACTTTCTCTGAGGTTGCCTGTTACATTCTCCCAACCGTCTGCTTCACGGCTTGCCTGTCCCATAGCACCCGAAAGCTGATTAGCGTCCTTGACCATTTGCAAAAGCGTGAGCTGTTTCTGCGATTCCGACAAATCCGTAAATGACTTGCCATACAGCTTATTAGCCGCCGCATTTCGTGTGGTTTCAGTACAGGACAAACCGAGTGCGGCATCATTTTCAAAGTTGCCTTTCAAGAACGATTTCAGGCTTTCTGCGGTGTCTTCAAGCGAACGGTCGTAATATGCGGCACTGTCGGCTGTTACCTGTAAAGCCTCCTGCATCATTCCCAAAGCACTTGAACTGTCCATACCCGTAGTTTTTGCAAAGGCATAAATGCTTGTGCCGACACCCTGTAATCGGGTTTCAAGAATACCACTTTGATCGGCAACGCTCTGAATGGCTGATTCTGCCTGTGACTGCATTGTGCCGAATGTCTGCTCAAACTGCGAATTTGCCGCATTGACTTCCGCAGCCGATTCAATGCACTGCTGACCGAACTCCTTGATTTTTGCAACAGAAAAAGCGGCAACCACAGCCATTCCTATTTTTTTAAACGAAGATGAAACCGAATTGCTTAATTGCTCACCGCTGCCTTTGATGTTTGAAAACTCTTTTTCGGTTTTCTGAGAAACGCCCTCTGCAACCTTTGAAAAGGACTGTTTCATATCAGTGCTTACATTTTCAAAATCTTTTGAAAGACTTGAAAACGCCGAATCAAACTTTTTGGTAATTGAATCGGAAATCTTATGCAATGTTTTTGAAATATCATCACCTGTCAGCCTGACATCAAGCTCAATTTCACCCGCCTTTGTCGCCATATTCACCACTTCCTTTCATTTTAGATTTTTTAAAAACAGGCATAAAAACAGCGCACACCGCTATGATGTACGCTTAAAAATTTTGCAAAAGAACAGCCACCCCATTTGGAGTGGCTTTTTGTTTTAGTTGTTGAGTTCGTAGTATTTGATGTCGATTTTCGGAAGTGACACATTGTTGCCCATTACGGTTTCATATGTATAGTCGCCGTCACAAGTTCCCCAGAATGTGATTACATCATCTTCAAGGAGTTTGTCCGCACCGTCAGGAATTTCTACAGTTGCGTAGATTGTATCAGTCCACAATGGTTCATCAAGATACTCATTTTCTTCTTTGGTTATATTGATTCTCAGGTCAACCGAATCGCCCCAACCTTCCTGAACCTGAATAATCTGACCTTCAAACTTGTAGTCATTACCTTTGTACTTGTCAGGGTTTCTTGAAAGAGTTTTAAAGTCGACTGTTTTGCAACCGTCTTTAAATTCTTTTTCAACCTTCTTCGGGTCTTTAGTAGGCTTTTCTGTTGCAACTTCTTTTGTGGTCGGTGCTTCTGTCGCTTTTTCAGTTGCTTTTTCTGAACTCTGATTTGCAACAGTAGTTTCCTGCTTTGATTTGTTTGAACCGCTGTTACCGTTAATTGCACCGTTTACACCGCCAACAATCATAATAGCAACAACGATAATAACCCAAAAATACCAACGCTTGTAAATTTTCTTCTTCGCATTTACAGGATTTACGGTTGCCGAGGTTGAATCGTTTCCGCCAAAGCCTGCACCGCACTTGTCGCAAAATTTTGCATCGTCCTTTAATTCGTTTCCGCAATGTGGACATTTCATAAACATACACTCTCCTTAATAAATTTGTTAGTGTATGTTACATTTTATCACTATATATTAACATTGTCAAGAATTTTGTAGATACAGCGAAATTTATGTACAAATTTACAGATTAGCAAAAAAGTTTTGAAATTCTGCAAGAACGGTGTTCATATCTTCGTCTGAATAGTGCTTTACATTCCTTGACCGCCACTTGTTGCGGATTTTATGCTGTGACGAAGTAAAGTTTTTCAAGACCTCTTTGTCGGTTTCAAGGCGAATTTGAACCGTTCTTGCAAGCGGTGTTTCGGGTCCTAAGCCTTGCAGAAGTGAGCAGAACTCATTCCAACTCATTTTAGCAAAATCCTTTGAATAAATGCTGACCCCGTACTCCGAGCGAAAGCTCGACACGATTAAATCAAAGTCATCAATCAGGTCGTAGCCGGGGTCTGAACTTCCCCCTCGTCAGTCAAATCGCCTGTTGCAATTTTGGCAGATTCGCTGATAAGGGCGTTGAAATCGTGCATATTCAGCTTTAACTTTTCAATCTTTTCTCTCTCGGATTCATCAAAAAGAAGATGATACGTTTCGATAACATCTTTACTTTTACCGTTGCCGTCCTCAAAAAGTGCCGCAACTTTGAGCATTGAAACTGCGTCATTGTTGATTGCAAGATCAACATTTTTAACTCTGACACTCGGCTTTTCCTCAAAATTAAGCTTGTCTGTAATATCAATTAACTTTGACATAATCGTTCATTCCTTTCGTTTTTTAAGCGGCTGCTGTATATACGGGTTTGCCGTTTGACATAACTTCAAATTCAAGCGGAGCAACACCCGTACTTGCGCCTGCACCGTTTGATGTAACGGATACAACTGCATTTTTAAAGAGGACGGTTGCACCGTTGGGGAAAGTCCACATAAACGAAACTTCTGTCTTTCTGCCGTTTTCAAATGCAAGGGCGGCAATCTGGTCATTGCCTGCGTCACCGATTGTACGCTTGCCCTTTACCGAAATTGTGATTGACTTTGCTGTCATAAGCCTTGACTTCCAACCCTCGTTTTCAAAGGCTGTCCATTCCTCGACACCGTTGTCAAATGCAACAGAAAATTCTTCGCAGTTAGCAATATTTGTCGTGGCGGATTCTGTTCCTGCCTTGCCAACCGCAAACTGATTTTCATAGCACGGGAATACTCCCGATTCAACTTTTGCCATAAAATTACTTCCTTTCGTAATAAAATTTAACTTCAATGACCTGCTCATACACACCCTTGTCGTCTGTTCCCACATCAACGGGTTCTTCCGTGAGCAGTTCGATTATATAGATTTTGTGTTCCTTAATTTCAACTTTTTTAATGCCGTAAAGCGTTTCGTAAAGTCTGCGTGCAAACTCCTCGGTTTCTCTTGCGTTGTCGGTGTAATGGATAAGCAAAGACACGCTTATTGTATCGTAGGTACTTTCACCGCCGATTGCCCTTGTGGGTGTTCCCGACTGCTTTAATGAATACACACCGATTGACCTGTCCTGCTTGTTGTCAAGCTTGCCGATGTAATAATGCTCGGCTGAGGTAACGCTTTTGAGCCAATCTCTGATGTCCGATAAGTAAATCAAAGTCCTGCTTCCTTTCTGTAAAATCTCACAAATGCCCGACTGCAAAAATTCTGCCGTGTACCACCCTCAAGCCACGGTGAGAACCATTTACCGCCGGCGGCAATGTTTTCCTTACGGCTGAAATTATACTCGGGATGAAAATACAAACGCCTTGCATACGGAGTACTTGACACGATTTTAACCGTGCCGTTCCAACTCTGCGCACAATCTTCAAAGGTGTTTTCGTTCTGAAGATTGCCCGTATCAAACGGCATTACCTGTGTGTTTTTCACCTGTTTAAGAAGTGCGTCACCTGTCTGTTCAAGAGCCTGTTGCTTTGCCCTATCAAGCTGTTTTACAACAGGCATATTGAGTTTGATTTTTGATGATACCGAAAATCCCATTAAATCACATCCAATTCCGTAAAATTAACTTTGCCGTCGGGGTTGCGGTGTTTTGTACCCTGTACGATGTTTCGTTTTACGCCGTCAAGGATTACAAAGCCACCGCTTAAAGTGGGGCTGTCGGGAGCAATGTCGCCGTCAAAAAGCAAGACAGCCGACACCTGAACAATTTTCTGCTCTTTGGTATAGACCGTCTTTGCCTTTGACTGCACATTGCATACAGCATTGCCTCCGCACAATATATTTGACGGATAAAGATTTTCGGAAGGATACAGGTTTTTGCACTCAAATGCGATAACAGGAGAGCCGTCCTCGGTTATTCCCTCACCGTAGATTGTGACCTCGACAGGAGTTTTGCAGAACTGCTTTTTTACAAGTGACGGAAATTTCACGGTTTTCACGCACCTTTCAGATTGCAGGATAACAAAGTCCTGTTGATTTTAGCAACGCATAGAGGTCGGCAGGAATTGCCACTCCACTGATGCACATTAAATTCCAGCTTGCGCCAAATTCCATTGATGTGCCGTTGATTGAATAGCTTTTCAGATAGGAAGAAATCATATCGGCATTTTCTTTTTCAAAAGCAGTAAGTCTGCTATGCACTCTGCCGATGATTCTCTTCTGCATTTTCGAAAGTTTTTCAAAATCAATGCGGTTAAAAGTCAGAACATCAATGTGTTCGGCAGAGATAACGCTGTTTTCATCTCCACCCTGATGTTCAATGTAATCGGCATACATTACGCAACCGCCGTTGTGTCAACATCGGCATAAATGCTGTCAATTTTGCCGTCCTTGCCGTTCGGGAATACGAATGTGTCGGAAAGTGAACGGTTCTGATAGAGCCAGCCGTCACCCTCTGTGTGTGAGCCGGGAGCAAAGAAGTAAATGCTTGAAATCTTCGGAACAGTCTTGCAGGTTTCACCGCAAGCAACAAGAACATTGATTTTGTGAGCGCCTGTTGCAGGCTCAAAACCGCCGTCATCGGGGTTAAAGTTGAAGTTATCGTAGAAACGCTCATCGTCAATAACCTCGATGATAGGGCAACCGTCAATCTCGGTCACTCTTGTTTCAATGCCGATACCGCCCTCTGCAATCTGTGTAAGCTCAATCTTACGAGTGAACTCTGTTGACTGTTCAAGGCAGTCCATAATGTGAGATGTCACATAGGCAACAAGTGTGCCTCTTGCCTTGTATCTGCGGAGCTTGCCGGCAGAAAGAATTGTTTTGAGCTTTGAATAAGCGTTCTCCTTAGTCCACTCCGATGTCTTTGTTGAAGAATGGTAGCCGTCTGTTGCCTGAGCCTTTGCTGCAACCTTTGAGAAGAAAAGTGCGTCTGTTTCGGGAGCAACCTGTGTCTGCTCAAACACCTTTGAAATATTCTCAACCTTTGCGGTTGCGTTAGTTTCATCAACATCTGCCTTGTCAACGAGAAACTCAATATCACGGTCGTGTTCGCAGGTGAACGGAACATCGGTCTGAACATATTTGCCCTTGTTCCAACCGCCGTTGCGATTGTGGTTCTTAAAGCCTGATGTACTCATCTGTGTGAAGTGGAAAGTTCTTGCACCAACCCACTTTACATTTGAAGTGATGAATGGTGATGTGAGTGTACCCTGAACAAGAATTTCGAGCAGATCAGGGCTGAACTGCTCGGCATAGTTATTTGTGTTTGCCATAATTTTTCAATCCTTTCTTTGGTTAAATATTAAATCTGTTCCATTTTTTGGTAGGAACATTTGCCTTTGGTTTTGTACCATCCGATGTACCGTTGCCGTCACCGCCGATTTTCTTAACTCCTGTGCCGTTCTCGGCAGGTTTGCCCTTGAGTGCGGGGATATCGTCAAGCACCTTTTTAACAGCCTCTGTCAGCTTTTCCGCATTGACCTTGCCGTCTGTCACAGCCTTTGAAAAGTCTGCAATTTTAAGCACATAAGGAACTGTTGCAATGTCAACGCCCTGTTTTACGGCTTCGAGGGTTGCCGATTGGTTGACTTCTGCCATAAGCTTTGCGTTGTTTGCAGATTCAACTTCCGACTGCATTTTTGCAAAGTCGGGAGTGTTCTTGGCTTTCTGCTTTTTAAAAGCACCGATAGCCTCTTTCATCTCATCGGCTGACAATCCCTGTTCCTTAAAATATGACTTCAAAACGGTGTCCTCTGTCACGCTCTGTTTGCCTGTAATAAGGCTTGCGAGCTTGTCATAATCAAAGGCAGGAGCGTTTCCCTGTGGAGTTCCCTGCGGTGCAGGTGTCGGTTCATTGGGGGTTGGTGTTGGATTTGGTTCTGCCATTTTTTCATATCCTTTCAGTTTTTCGGGTGTCTCCCGTAATCAGTTTATAGAGTGTCTCTCTGTTTCAGTTTTGCACGGTGTCTCCCGTAGTTTAATGTCTTCGGACAATAAAAAAGCACCTTACATATTCGTAAAGTGCTTAATCTGCTTTTTCTGTTTTAACTGTTTTTTCTGCTTTGGTTCTCGGCTTTTTGGGAGCGTCAGGCTTGACCTCTTCTGCAAAACCACCGTCAATGAGTTCCTTTGCTCTCTGCTCGGAGCATTCAAAAACTTCATTCACAGGTCGGGTTACATAACCGTTCTGCCTGTCATTAAATGCTGTTGTTACTCTGATTTTCATTCTGTCACCACCTTTCTAAACCGGTCGAAATCGACGGGTTTAAATGCAATAAAAAAGCACTCTGATTTCTCAAAGTGCTGATTTGATGTATTAAGTTTTGCTTTGGCAAGTTACAGGCAAGTTAAGCAATGCCGTGAACAAGCCGTTTTTCTTGCTCTGAACATATTCTCGGCAAGTTAAACAACAAAACCGCCCTTTTTACGGAGCGGTTAGATTATGCCACTATCTTTTAGATATTGCATTTTTTGTTTCTCTCTAAGCTTACTGTAAAGTGCTTCAGCATCTTTAGCTTCTTGTGGAGCATCTTCACGCAAAGTGACATTTAAACCATTTGTTACAAGGTACGGCTTAAACGCATTCCATAGAGATTTTTGTTCTTCAGTTTGTATCAATCTCATACCATCATCACCCTAAAAGTTTGCTGACTCTGTACTCGTTATACACTTCATCCATAGCTTTATCTTTTAAGCATTCAAAAGCATACTCACTTATATCCTCTATATTATAACCGTTATTTATCAATTTTTCAACCTTTGGAGCATAAATTTTATTAAGGTAATCGCAATATTCAAAATAATCGTTAATACTTCCGAATTTTGCTCTGTAATTTTTAACGTCTTGCCAATGAATCAGTTCGTGAAGAATTGTACTCAATCCGTCTTGCGGACAAGCCAAGTTTTCTTGTAAATCTGACAAATCACTTGTTGAAAAGTATGCTGAATTGACATTTAGAACATTCTGCATTGGCATATATGAAGCAATAGCATTTACTCGCATTTCTTCGGGAGAGATAATACAAATATCAGGTTTTCCGCTTGTTTCAACCTCTCCGAGCATATCAAACGCTTTTCTCACTTGCATATCAAAATCATGAAGTTCTTTTCGTTTTAGCTTTACCTTATCTGAAATATAAACATTGTCGCACAATGTATTTGCCTTGTGGGTATCAATTGTAATTGTTTCGCCCTCAATTTTGCGTTCAAAAGTTTTTGATATATCTTCTTCAAAAACAGGTCTGTAATATTTCTGTTCATTGGTGTTTAGTGAGAATTGCTTTGTCTTTTCTTCAAGCGTATCAGCCCTATCGTGCCACTCATCGGCTCGGGTTTGGGCAATGCGTTTATTGTCCTCGTCAAGACTGTATTCGGCACGGCGGTCAAAGCGTTCTGCCTGTCGCTGTGCATACTGCTGTTTTTCCTCAATTCCTCGCTGACGGTCAAGCTCTTTGATTTCATCTTCAGACAACGGTGCGTCCAAATCATCAAGTTCGGGATAATATGTACTTGTGCTGTCCTTACATCTCGGATGAAACAAACCGTTCTTGATTGCGGTTGAGAGAAGCGGATAGTTTCCGTCTGACTTTTTGCCGTTTGAATAAACATCGTCAATAAACACCTTGCCGATATATTTTGCACAATCGGGGCAACCGCCCTGTCTTGAGTTCACAACAACGAGGGATACTCCCCATTCGGCTCGCTTTTCGCCCTCACCACGCAGATAGGCTCTTTTGTTGGCTGTTTTAACCGCCATATCCGCATAATCCGAGAGCGTGTGCCTTGCACAGTTTTTGTATTCCACACAATTAAGACCTGCGTTGAGCATATCTTTACAAGCTATATCAACGGCTTTTTCGTATGTAACCGCACCTGTGTTCATTGCAACCTGTGCGTTAAAAATCGCCTTGCGGTACTTGTCGTTGCTCATACGCAAAACCGCCGTTTCTGCCCTCTTTAAATCGTCTGTGGTCGATTTTATGAGTGCGTCAAGTTTACGGTCATTCACCTTAAAAAACTCGGCTGTGCTGTGTTCTGACGGCTTTTTTGGAGCTTTGAAGCCGTCCTTGACAGCTTCAAGAATTTCTGCCTCCTGACTTGCATTTCCATCAGCTTTTGCGGTGCGAATCATCTCTTCAACCTTGCTGTTAATGGTTTTGAAACGCTTGCCGAATTTCTTTGCGTTGTGCTTACGGTACTCTTCAAGACTTTTGAGCTGTTCAGCCTGCCATTGTGTCCAGTTGTAACCCTCTTTGGTTTCTTCGGCTCTGTGACGGCTGAAATTTCTCATCATGCTGTTAATCAGTTCATCTTCGATTTTTTCAAAGGCTTCTCTGATATTGTAATCACTCATTGTTTACCTGTGTATCGTTCTGTTCGGGATTGCTTTCGGCTTTTTCTGCATTATTTTCCGCATTTTCTTCATCATCTGCGTTATTGTCAGGTTCTTCTGTGTCGGTAAGGTCCACATCGTCAAGCTCCGATTTTTCTTCTTCGCCTGCAATGCCCTGTTCTTCCTTAATTCTCTGCACCTCTTCGGCTTTCCAATCCTCCGACTTGCTGTCGCCGTAAAGCTCGTCAACCGAGGTTTCAACTGACATCAAACCGCCCTGTCTTGCTTTTGACACGGTTTCAACCTGACTTTCAAAGCTCGGATTTGCATATTCGCCGAAGTTTACGGATACTTCCAAGCCCTCAACAATACCATTGCCGTTAAGTTCACCGTCTGCATTGAGTACAACTGCAACAAGGCTTTGAAGTGCGTTCTGCGTAATTTTCACAAGGTTCTGCCTTGTGTAAAGGGTTGTCTTTTCCTTTTCACGCTGAGCGTCTGCATTATCAAGCTTCTTCGTGTCAATGCCGAGAGTTGACGGCGATATAATGCCCTGTAAGCAGAGGTCGAGGGCAGTAATGTATGAACTCAAATAGCTTTCGTGCTGAATCTGCGGACTTTCGGTGTAAATCCTGTTGCCGTTGCCGTTTTCAGACATATCGTTGCCCACGGTGATAAATCGGTTGTCAAACGGATTTGGCGATATTGGCTGACAGGTTTCGGGATTTCTCGGAACAAGGCAATCAGGCACATACTGCTTTGTTCGGCAGGCTCTGAGTGCGTCCATCCACTGTGACCACACTTCATCAAGGCTGTCGAAAGCGTCTGTTTTTATGCCGATAATGCCCGCACCTCTGCCCTTGTGGCACGATTTGCCGTAAAGGACAGGTACAGCCCACATATATGATTCGTCAAATGTAACGCCCTTTGAATCAATCCACGAAAGAGCGTCAACCGTGTGCAGGTCAATCTCTTTGCTGTTGTCATCATACAAAGCATAGTGAATATAGCCGTAACCGTATGTTTCTTCAAAACGGTAACGGCGGTGTTTTTGCGTGTAATCGGTGTAAAACTTAACCTCTCGGATTCTGCCACGCACATATGTAAAGTCGATGTTTTCGGCAGGATACCATTCAACAATCGGAACATCTGATACAGCCGTGTCAAAACTGACCTTAAAAGCACCGTCACCGACAACACATAGGTCACGGAGCATTTGCTTAACCGTGTCGGATAGCTTGTTCTGCTTTTCAATGTCTTCCCAACGCTCTGCATAAGCGGTTGAATTTTTACTTGTAACATCTGTGCCGTTGTAGTCGGCAATTACGATATTCACAAGCGTTTCGCAGATGAGTGCCGGCAGGCCCGTGTGTATTTTACGAATTTCAAGCCCCTTTGTGCTTTTTGCCGCCCAAAACATAGTTTTGTTTGTATCAATCTGCCTGTACAGCTCCGCAAGCTGTCTGCTGTTGCCCCAATACCAAATGCGATTGATAAAGCACTCGGTCAGATGATTGCTTGTTTCGGTGACGGTAATTGTTTTGTCGCTTGCAGGAGTAATCTGCAAAAAGTTTTTAATTCCCGATCTGATAGATTCAGCCATTCTGTTAATCAGCCCCATTTATTTCACTTCCAATAATATTTTTAAACGGCAGCCACGCATATTGACCGCTGTTAATGCAATGGTCGTGACCGTCCTCGGGTGTGTTGTCTTTATCCTCTCGCCAGCTGTAAATTTCAAACTCGGCAATCGTGCTTTTACAATGTTCAAGCACAAAATAACAGTCGGTGGCAAGCCAGCCGAGTACAAGATTGATTCGGTCAATAATCTTCGTTTTCTTCCATGCATTTGCAAAGTCATAGACACAGCCGTGCTGTCGCTTATACTTTTGAAATTCGGTAATAGTCGCTTGGTCGGCGCTGTCAATAAAAGCCGTGCGTGCAAAGCCCCATTCAACACGGTTGCGGTCAAGAAAATCAATAAAATTCTTCACCGTGTCACTCGGGGCAATAGGTGTTTGCATTTCAGCGTTGTTATAAACTCTTTCATCAAGCTGAACACACTTGCCGTGATTGGTAATGCCGTAAAATGTCATTGCGATAGTGTCAGGCGACTTCTGCGAATAGGCGGTATCAAGACCTGCGGTGAACTGAACAAAGTGTTCCGACTTGCGGTTACAGTTCAAAAACTTTCCTGCCCACTCTTTTGATTTGATATGTCTTGCCCTCTCAAAATTCGGGAACACAAGACCTGTTGCTCTGCCTCGCAAACCTAAGATTTTATTTTTATAGAGCTTTGTACCTTTCGGTGCAGAGTTCTTTTTCTTCTCAATCTGTTCGGGTGTAAGACTTAAATTATCGGCAAAAGAAAAGAACCAATACCGCCAATTCGGTACAGGTTCTTCGGTAAGCTCCGCCGTAATCTCGGGAGGAACATCGTTTTCATATTTTTTAAAAGGACGGGAGCGGTTGACAAACTCCTTATACACAGGCAGGCTCGGATCATCGGGATTCAGCGTTGCAAGCATATAGTCATTACGGGTTGACATCTCTCGGATAAACTCGATATCGGCGGTGTTGATTTCGTCAATATACACGCACCCAAACTGCGCACCGAGAACCATTTCCCACTTATCCCGACTGCTGTAACCGAGAATATAGATGATTTTGCCCTCAAACTTGATATGCGGCAGCTTGTAATCCTTGTCGCCGTTACCACAATAGACAGCGTTGCGGTGCAAGTCGAGAATACCGTTGTCCTGTTGAATTATAGTTTCCTCAGCCTTGCCCGTAGTTTTGGCGGCAATTGCGTGAAGCTTCTTCGGCGACTGCGACACCATTCGCATAAACTTAACGCCTGCTCCGACTGTTGTTTTTCCTGAGGCTGTAGTGCCTTCAAGAAATTCAGCTGACACATTCGTTGTGTTGATAAAGTCGATATACTTTTGTGACAGCGGAAATTTGTTACTCACTCAGTCCCTCACCGCCCAACTGCCTGAACACATCGGATAGCTTTTCGGACTGCTCAACCTTTGCGTCAACCTTAACGGTGTATTCGCCCGTCATCTTGTTGAGCGTGTCAATCGCCCTGATTCTGTCGGAGGTGTCCTGCCCGTCATTTCTTGCAATGTCGGACAAAGCAACCTGTCTGTCCTTTGCACTCATAATGCGCTCATCTTTGAGCTTATCGGAAAGCTCCTTGATGTATTTTGAAACTCCAACATTCTCCAACAATTCATATGCTCTTGCGTTTGCGTAATTTTCTGAATATCCTGCCTGTATCGCACTCTGAACGGTGTTACCGCTCTGCGCATAATATTCCGCAAACTTCCTCTGTCTTGCATTTAATTTGTCTTTCACGGTATCACCGCCCTTTCTAAAAATAAGCAAAAGAAAAGACAGCACATTTCTGTACTGTCTTTAAACACAGGTTTTCGGAGTTGCACCGGAATCTGTAAAAACTGTTTTCCTATTTAAACTATCCCCTGCGTTTATAATATTATATCAATAAATTTCTAAATATTCAAGTGTTTTCTTTCCCATTTATTCAATAATACACTTACATATTTCTGTTCTTTATCAGTCAATTGACGATCTCCAATTTCATTATGTTCATAACCCAAATGGGTATGTGGCATCATTCCATTATTCAATTTCACCTCACAACACAAAACCGCCCTCAAACGAGAGCGGTCTGTGAATAACAATTTTATTTAACTCTAGTATTTTTTTCTATGTTTCTTAAAGCTAAAAGAATATCTTCCTCTCTATCTTCTGCAGCTTTAATATCAATTTGCATTTGTTTCATATTTTCAGTTAACAAATGACGAACGAAGTTAATAAACTTTCCAAAGGTAACTAAAGACAGTAGCAATACGACAGATAATCCAAAAGAAAGCAATGCATTTTCATTTTCAATTTTACAAGTACATAAAATAATACAAACAATATTTTCGATAATGCCTAACATTATCATAGTAATGATCGGTCTGTCAGACTGAGATTTTAATATATTTTTACTCACATTTATCACTGACACAGACACCACTGTTGCAATTGTCAAATAGAACCCAGTGGTTATTGTAAGTATTGTAGCTATCATATTTAATCTGTCATTGCAAAAAACAATTTCACACAGAGCATTTAGAAAAGTTAAAAATTCTTTGGAACTACTACGAATCAGAATGATAATAAAAAGAATAACGGATGTTGATAATATAATTAATTCAGTTTTAAAATTCTTTAAAATAATTTCTGATTTTTTCATAAATTACACCCCCTACATCTATGTATTATATTTATATCTGTCTCTTATACACATCTCCGAGCCCACGAGACACT